ACGGTGGCGTAGTAGCAGTGCCTACGATGCACACAGCAGCCACACCACGCAGCAACTGCATGTCCACACTAGTTGTTTCCGTCGCGCCGGTGATCGCCTGCGCCGGCAAACGACCAGCGATGTTCAGAAAGTCGGTCGGCTTCATGTCAACCTCCTACTGTAGCCTCACGAACGGGCTCACTTCCACGTTCGTCCCGATGTACTTCGCCTTGTCCACCACGCGCGGCGTGCCGTCGGCGTAAACCGTCAGCCGATACGCAGTCTGGTCAAACTCGAAGAAGGCGTCTGTGCTTGCCGCCACCTCAATGTCGCGCACCATCTGCACGGCGTACATCGAGAAGTCAGCCAGCAACACGTCACCAGCAGTGCCTAGCGGGTTGACCTTCTCCGTCAACACAACCGGGATACCCATGAGAGTACCGGCAATGCCTTCCTGCCAGTTCGGCTGCCACACTGGAGTGTTGCCAACGGTGAACTGGACCAGCTGCGGCAGCACGGTCGGGTGAATCAACCACACGGCGCGACCGAGCGAACCCGGCATCAGCCGCTCCAGCATTCGCGCTGCGTCAACCGGCTTGAACTGGTTGGCCGTGTCGCGGGCCACGCTCACCAGCGCTTGCGCATTCAGCACGCCGAGCGGTTCACCAGCGCCAGTGCCGCGGATGAAGTAGTGGTCGAGATAGTCCGATGCGCTCTCGGCAAGCATTCTGCGCAGCTGCGCATCAAACGTTGTGCTAGCTAGCAATCTGTTGCTCACGCGCACAATGCCGGCCATCGTCAGCGCGCGCAGCGTGTACTGCTTGAAGGCTGGCTCGGTCTCAGCGATGGCCGAGTTTTCGCCTACCCAAGTGAACTTGATACCGCCGTACCAAGCGAACACACCCGAAGCGCCCTTACTCAAGTCAACGACCGGCTGGCGGACCGTGCCGGGGGCATCGGTCACGAACGCGCGCGGCAGAACGATGGACTGTTCGCTCACAGCGGTCAGCAAATCGGGAAGCAACGTCTCTGGCACAAGGTAGCCCCCCGACGGGCCAGAACCCGTGCCCAGCGCCTTAATCGCATCGTAATCCTTGCGCGCTACGGCGCTCATGAAGTCGCGCAAGGTTATGCTCTTGGTCTCAGTTACGTACATGTGAGTCTCCTCCGCTACGCTCTTTCGTGCATCCGCCTTGCCTTCCTCGGCAGTGACGACCGCCGACGGCTTAGCCTCTGGAAGCGCGATTGAGCGAATAGCTTCCACGATCTCAACGCCGAGCGTGCGCGGTTCAGCCGGCGTCGGAGTCAGCGATACCTCAACGATTGGCCAGCGCTCGATCTCTCCGCTGCTCTTGCGCGAGACAAGGTGACCAGGCGCGCCAGTGCTCATGCCAAGCGCGCCCTGCTCAGCAAGTTGTCTTACAAGCTCGATGTACTTGCTGTGCCGGTCGAGCTCAGCCTTGACCAACACGCCAATGTCGTCGACATCCATCTCCTCTACGCGCCCAATCACCTTGAGTCCAATGTCAGGATGAACACCATGCTCGTAGAGGAGCGGTGGATTGCTCAAACCGAGCAACTCTGCGCCAAAGTCGGTTTTGGGCGTGAAGTACTCGCCATGAAGGTCGCGCCCGCCGAACACCACCGCGTAGCCTTCGGCGTAGAGCTTGCCTTCATGCTCATACACCTTCACGGCAAACGAGCGCATCTCCTGCTCCTGCTTGCCCAACAGCTCTTCAAGCGCACGACGAGCCCGGGTGAGAAGCTCTTCCGGCGCGTCAATCCCCCCGCGCGCGCCATTCACGGCGGCCAGCGCAAAACGCATGCCAGATGTGACCAGCCGCGGATTGCCGTCCACGATGTCGCCACAGGGTGCAACCAGGTCGCCTTTGGTCGCAGACTCGTCACGGCGGAAGAGAAACAAACGCGCCGCGCGGTCAAGCGCTTCGTTGCGCACGTCCTCTTCGGCTTCGGTCTCGTACCCTGCCCATGACAAGATGCGCTCGCGTGCGGCGTCTCCGTCCCACTCGCCGCGCTCAATTACAGGAAGGTCTGTGTCAAGCGTGAATCTCATCGTCTTAGCTCCCGCTCGATGATGCGCGAGAACTCACGCATCACGGTTCGATTGTAAACCAGTTTACTTGCTTCTTCGTCCGCGCGCTTCCAGCCGCGATCTCGATGGAACGGCTGTTGTGCTCGCCCGAACACGAACGCGGCATAGCGTGCTTTGTTCCGTACGACCACCTGCGCACTGCTGGTCGGCGTGACGAACCATTGCTTCGCCAACCAGCCCGTTCTGCGGTAGGGCAGCTTGACGTTGGCCAGCACGTGTCTGCGCTGGCGCTCGCTCTTCCATCGAATGCGCATCCCTGGCTTGCGCGGCGGATACACATTCACAGCGTCGCGCAGCTGGTAGCCCAGGAACAGCAACGCTGGCGTAAGGTCAAGTTGGCCGCGAAACACACGTGGCAGATTCAAACGAACGACAGTCTTGCTCATCTTCGCCGTCTCCTCGGTTGCTCTAAAGTCGTCCAGCACCGGCAACTGACGTGCGCCGGCGGCAACTCGTCCCAGCCATCTCCTTGTTCGCGCCCATCGCGCGGCGCGCAGATTGGACATACGCGCTCGTCAGCGGCGGTGTGCCACACATGGACAAGCGATAAACCAGACTCGTCAAGTATCTGCCGCGCGATTTCCGTTCCCTGCGAGTAAGCGCGCGTGACCTCAGTTGTGGCGATCATCTCCGCGCGCTGCGGGCCAAACATGCGCGCGATACGGTCAACGAGCATATTGCGCGTCCAGCCCTCGGCGCGCGAGCGGGTGAATAGCTCGCTGAGCCGCTTTCTAGTGGTCTCGTTGATTCCATGCACGAGCTCGTAGCTGTAGTCCTTTGCCCAGCGCGAGGCAAAGTCGTACGCACGCTCCACATCAGCAAAGGCCGCAGAAGACAGCATCGCAGCAGTAGCTTGGTCAATGGCAACAGCGAGCAACAAGGACTCAGCGTAGGCGCGAGCTTGCTTCTCGAAGCCCTGCTCGTCGTAGCTCAAGTCGTCGAGCGAGATTGAATCTTCGAGTACCTGAAGCATTTGGGCGGCCAGTTGTTCGCGCTCTCGGTCGAGCGGTGGGTCAACGCGACGCGCCTTCGCTTCGATAAAGCGCGCGAAGGCGAACGGCGGATGGCCAAGGTCGGCAAGCGACTTAACCGCGCGAACCCACGAATCCGGCAGATCGCGCGGGGAGAAATCGGCAAGAGTTGTCTTGCGCGCCTCGCTCTTGCGTCGCCACTGGTCGAGTTCGCGCAGTGCAGATTGCGTCGCGGCGTCAATTGGCTGCTCTGCCTCAAACCCCAACATCTGGCGCGCTTCTTCGCGCGTCACCAAGCCGGCCTGATACAGGTCAATCACGCTCTTTCGTTGCGCTCCTACGTCCTCAGCCAGCGCCTCAATATCGTCATAGTTGATTGCCAGACCTAAGGCTTCTGCAATCAACTCAGCGTCCGGCAGCACTGTGTCGCGCCAGAAAGAGATGCGGTGCTCAGCGGCGGTGGCGTAGTTCGCGGCATCTGTCAGCATCGTGACCGGCACGCCAAACGCTGCGCTGATGCGCCTAAGCGCCATTTCGTCAACCTGCGACATGGCGAGCTTATCGAGCGCCGGGATGTCCAGCGGCTTGATTTGCATGTTGCGCCGGAGCACCAGCGCGCGCCACGCATTGCGCACACCGGATGTGAGGCGTTGCCAGGTCGTGCGCACGGCTTCGGCGTCTGCATCTGTAAGTGCACCTTCCTCTGGCGTGATGACTAATGGCGGCAACGCGCCCTGTTCAAAAAAGGCACGCGTGAACTGCTCGGCGGCCAGCGCAGTGGCCGCACTGGTCTCAGCGATTTTCAGCGGCGCTAAACCAGGCCCGATATCGCTCGTCGGAGACCAGGTGTGTGCATAGATGACCTGGTCAGGCAAGTAACGGCGCGTGAACTGGCCGCTCTGCCAGATGTGTGCAGTGATTCCCCTTATCGCGTCCCCTTCCACGCGCATCGCGGTGGGATTGAGCACGCGCATGCTGGCACGTTCAACCCAGAACGCGCCTGCGACGCACAGCGATGCTTCGCAGAGATAGTACAGGCGCGCCGGAAACGGTGCTTGCTCTTCGCCACGCAGGAAAGTGAGCGATGCGACGGCATTTGCGCGCAGGGTGATGCAGCGCATGACGTAGGCATGGAGCGATTGCGCATGTGGGCGCGTCACGTAGCCCACAGCGTCAATCGCTTTGGTCGCCCCGTACGCCGTCTTGATGGTCACCATATTGCATCTGCAATCGCGCTGCTTCTGCCGGCAGCGCGCGAGTACACCCATGCGATGGCCATCACGCAGTCATCGTGCATGCCAGGAGGCGCGCTGTACTCATACGTCCCGTCCTTGCGTCGTCGCTGCGAGAACTGCTCCAGCTCCGTCAGCACGTAGTCGTCATCCGGCAGCGCTATCTCGCCACGTTCAATCGCCCACGCCAGACGCTCAATGATTGCACGCTTTGTGCTGGCCGTGGTCGTCGCGCCAAGCACAGGAATGTTCTGCGACACCAGGTAATCAACGACCGGCGCGCCGGCAGAGTTCTGCTCCACAACGACCTCGATAGCTTGGCACTCGCGCGCGATCTGCGCGATGCGCTGAACGGTGCGCGTGTAGTCTTCGTGCCGCCAGCGCGCGACCTTCAAGACAGCTGACTGGCTGATGTCAAACACAGCAACCGCGGTGTAGTCCTCGTCGCGCCCGATGTCCACGCCCAGAGCGAACGGGCCGCGAGGCTCGACCTTGCACACGCAAGCGCGCACGCCCCTAAACACGCCGCCGGCTTCATCCACGAACTCAGCCAGCCACTCCTGCCGGTAGGTGCGCTCGCTCACGAGCTGGCGCGCTCGCTCAGCTGCCTCGCGGATGCTAGGCAGCGGATTGTCTACACTCGGAACACGCCATGCTGCATTCTCATGTTTGCATCGCTCATACTCACGCCAAAACCAGTTGCGTCCTCGTGGCGTGCTGATAAGCATCGCGCGCCCCCGCCGGTCGGCAAGCGTGGGCATGAGCACGTCGTACCAGACACGCTCATCCATCAGCGCAGCCTCATCTACGATGACCAGGTCAAATGCTTCGCCGCGGATGGAATCTGGCGAGTCGGCAGAGTACACGCTGAGAGAACCACCGCTCGGAAACTCGATGGTGCGCTCGGCGCGCCGAATGCGCAGTTGGTCTGCAACCGGCGCTGTCATTTGCTCTGCAAAGCGCCAGAGCGGGCGCGAGTTGCGGTACGTGGGTGCAACCCATGCGACCGACGCTCCTTCGTTGGCACACACTAGTGCAATCGAGCCGCACATGGTTGTCTTGCCCCAGCGACGGCCTGTGCACACCACCTTCGTGCTAGCTCTGTGGTTCGCTATTCTGC